GGTGCCACCAGTCTTCAGATTTAATGTTCCCTTCTGAGGTTTGGAAATAATATCTCCTTTTCTCAGTGCCCTATTAACTGCTGCCTTTGCTTGACTTACAGTCTTACCATTCTCTCTAGCATTATCATAAATCGCTCTCGCTTCAGGTCCATGCAGTTTCTGCATTGCCCTAGATGCCCCCTGTGGTCCAGTGGGACTCATACCTGGTCTACCCGTAGGCGAAGTTCCAGGTCTAGGAGTTGTGGGAGGAGTAGTAGGTTTTGGTGGTTTGCTTGGTTTGAGACCTGCTTCTCTTCTTAGCAAATCTTTAGCAGTCCCCTTACCACTAATACTAGCTGTCACTCCACCAACAATGGCAATAGCGTTAAATAAATTTCCTAAGGAATCACCGAGTTCCTCTAGTCTTGCTACTGCAGAATCTCCACCCCATTCTTTTAATTTTGCTTTCGCATCATCATATGCCTTAAATCCCCAGGACAAGAAAGTTCCTAGTCCATCAACAATTCCTACAACAACCTTAGCTACAAGATCTGCAGCAAGACCTATGAGAGGTAATATTTTTTTAAGGAGAGGAGCAAACTCTATCAGTCTAACAATAATAAATCCAAGAATAATATTCTTGATGAAGTTCTTCATCCTATCAAAGAAACTTAATTTTGGTGCTTTAATTCCACCCTCTTTCTTTTCCTTCCTACTAATATCTGATTCTAGTTTATCTTCTTTTTTTCCTCTTGCTGCTTTCTGTTTTTCTTTATTCTCTTTCTCAATTTGTTTCTTCTCAGTTACAACAGATCCTTTTAAGAGTTTATCAACCTCTATAACTTTAGTTTTTATTACTACTAATTTTTCTCCAGATGTACCAGATTTTGCTGCACCAGAAATAGGAACAATAGCTCCCGGATTGAATAGAGGTGTATTAGAAACTATGGGTGTCTGACGTACTAATGCACCACCTTTTCCATCAGATGATTTTTGTCCAACGCGACTCCTCTCACCTGTGGTTCGATTTATTTTTTTTCTCTTGCCTTTGATAAAATTTGTGGCAGCACCTCTTGCAGCACCTTTTACAAGTCCACCACCTATCGATCTTAATCCTGCTCCTAGTAATCCTGCTATTGCCATTTTAAGTTACGATCCCAAGAACCTGTATTTTTTGTGCCGAAGCCATTTGATCAGCATTAATTTCTGGAACTGCTTTACCAACTTTTTCATCAGAATAACCTGATTGACTTTGTTGATTTTGCTGTGATTGCATCTGCTGCTGATATGCTGCTGTAGATGAGGGTCTTGATGATCTAGAGATGGATTGAGCAAGACCAGCAGATTTCTTTGTTCCAATTATTTCTCTAATCTCATTATAATTAAATGTACTCTTTGCAAATTTTAATTGATCTGCATCAGACATTGCTGGTTGTGTTTCACTGCCACCGCCGCCGCCACCGGAAATATCACTAGAATCTCCAGATCCGCCCCGAGATACACTACCACTAAAAGAAGCAGTTATATTATCAGTGGATCCTGTGACTGGACCAGGTTTGCTATCTCCCTTTGCAAAGTCAATTCTAAATCCTTCTCCTGTGCCAAAGTAATCTTTTGCAGCAACACTCAAATCCAACATATGATTTGGTGAATGTCCCTCAACTCCAGGACCAACATCATTGACACGTACAATTGCCTTTTTATCTCCCTTGGTAACAAGAACGTGGAAAGGAGTTTTTAATGTTCTACCTCCAGGGAAACCTCTTGCAGGAACTGTCATACTGCCAGGTAGAAGTTTAAGTAATGGTGGGAATGCTGCAGCAGAGAATACCTCTGGTCTATATGCTTCACCTGTTGAGGTTTGAGGTAATCCATCAGCAGTTTTAGCACCACTTGCATTGATACCACCAAGAGATGGATCATAGTAAGTTGTCTTAGCACCTGTGGCAATCAGAGACTTTTTAGCTTTAGGAATAATAGATTCAGTAGGTGTTACTGATGATTCTGGTTGTACTGATGATTCTGGTTGTGACGACTTATACTTCCTCATTGCTTCACTATATGCCTTGCCACCTGCTCTCCCCATAGCAAAATCATCTCTGCTGGGTTCACCACTGTCAACAGGAACTTCTGGATCTATATCAGCGTTTTTAGTCTCACTATCACCCGGTCTTGGCTCACCGTCATGAATATTTCCACCACCTGCAGCATATACAGTTCCGCCTAACATTCTAGGACGATTAGTTCCACCACCTGCAGCGTTCATTGATGCAAGAGTGCTGGATCCATACTTATTGACTGCCCCACGAGACATAACGAACTCACCAGGAGAAAGCATAGCAGGAACAGTGTCAGTTCCAACAGCCATACCACCACCAGCAAATCCTTGTGGTTTTTCTACATATCCACCACCAGAAAATCCTTGGAGAGGTGCTGCACCGTACTTTGCTGCTCTACCCGTTTTTAAGAATTCGATTTGATCATTAATTTCACCCTCAACGTTAAACAATCTATCTGTAATGGATAAATTTTTCTTTCTTTCCTCAAGTGCTTTAATTTTTTCCTCAACCGTTCCCGGAGCAGCTTCCGTCTTTCTTTCCTGTTCATCAACTGTTCCGGGCATTAGTTTTGGTATCGCATACCCAGCAACAAATAATCCAGCACCAGCAATCGCCGCGGCCGCTATCGGGTGAGCAGCGGCAAGTCTGACAATGGTTGCTGCAATTCTTGGAATGAACCTCGCAGTCATCAAGAGTAGTCTTGTTACAAATCTGCCAAGTGAATTGCCAAACAATAAGTAGGCAGCAAGGAGAGCAGGCCAAGTGGCCTTAAGGAACCTTCCGATTGCCTCTAACTTTTTCCTATTATCAGGGTTGCCCATCCACTCAAGAAGTTTAATTATAACTCTACCAAGAATAACAGTCTTGATAAAATCAAATATCCTTTCAAATAAACTCTTAACTGGTTTGAGAACTTTATCCGTTGCCTTTGCTAATCCTTTAAATATTCCTCCTTCTAATTTGTCCTCCTTGCCCTTTCTTTTCTGTTTCTCAGCAGCCCTTCTGTCCTGGTTTGCTTTCTTTTTCTTTAGATCTTCCTGATCTCTTAAGGTCTCAAGAATAGAATCAATTCCTTTGAGTATGTCATCAAGATTCTCTTGAGTTTCTTCACCTGCTTGTTGTGGAACAAGTTTTCCAGGATCAATTTTCGGTGCTTTGATCATGGCACCACCACGATCACCACCAAGAGATGTCCTCTGTTCGGCCGATGATGCAGTAGATTGTGTGGCGGATTTTTTCTTATCTAAAACTTTCTCTACAAATTTTTGGAAATCTATCTTATCGTTTCTCTTTTTAAATCCTTCTTTTCTCTCAGTAGGAGATAATTTTTCACCATCAATGGTCCCTTCAGCAGTAAGTTCATCAACATACTGCTGGTATCTTTCACCGAAAAACTTAGAACCGAATTTACTAGATGGCATTCCTTTG